GGGGGTTTACCAATGATGTTAAAATACGGTTTCTGGCGGGTTATGCTTCGGCTGCTTTGGTTCCAGGTCCGTTAAAGTCTGCTATGTTGTTAATCATAGGGCACCTTTACGAGAACCGGGAGGAAGTAATTACCGGGACTATGGTAAACGATTTACCTAAAGGCTCTGAATATTTAATGAACCCATATAGATTGTTTACGTTTTGAGAACAGGTGATTTAGATAGGAGGGTAGTAATATACACAGCTACAACGGCAAGGGATAGTATGGGGCAGTCGGTTGAAACCCCTGCAATATTAGCTACGGTTTGGGCTAAGATAACCCCGGTTGGTGGCGGTGAGGATACGGAAGGGGACAAGGTAACAGCTTCTAACAGGGTGATGTTTACGATACGATTCAGAACCGATGTAACGGAAGCTATGCAGATACTATTTGATACGGAATACTACGATATTGTAACGATTGAAAAACCAGATAGGAAAAGAAGGCTGGAAATAACGGCAGAGAAAAAGTACTGATGATTGCGATTGAAATAAAGGCAAACCCGGAGGATATTAGAAAGGCTCGTAAGCAGTTTAATATGCTTTCAACGTCTGTTCAAGATAAGATATTTCGGGCTGTATTACGCAAACAAGCTAAACCTGTTGAGAAGAAAATGAGATTTGAAGCCCCTTTATCTGATTTTGGTTCAAAGTCTAAAAAATATCCTTCACGTTCTCACCCTGCCGGACACCTAAAAGCGAGTATTGGAATTATTGCAAGTCGGAAGGGTAAGTATCCAACCGTGTGGGTGAGGCCCCGGTTTAAGGGCAAATGGAACCCCTGGTATGAACACTTTCCTATTGGTGGATTTGGCAAGGGGGAAACCCCAGACCCATTTATAGACAGGGCATGGAACGCAACCAAAGCAGGGGTGAAAAGTGGAATAAAAAGCGACATGAACAGGATGATACAGGAGAGAATTAACCGATTATGAGTAACGCTGTTTCGGACATAGGCAAGGCTTTATACAGTTTGATTAATTCAACTGTTGCAATATACCCAACGGTTGCCCCCCAGAATACTTCGGGGACATACGCTGTATATGATACCATAAGGGTAGAGCCTGATATGGTGAAACAGGAAGTTAGCTGGGCTGATGATGCAACGGTATTTATTATCGTTTATGCAGAAACAAGGGTACTGGCTCAAACGGCTGCAAAGTCTATCCGTACAATCCTGGACCAATATGAAGGAACTGCCGGGACGGTGTATATTAATTCAGCTTACTTCGTGGACCAAAATACTGAATGGGATAACGATTTAAAGAAATATATAACGATTACAGAATACTTAATACGAACACTTAATACTTAAACAAATGGCAACAGTAGTAAATGGAAAGAATTTCCTTCTTTATGTAGATGGTGAAGCAATAGCCGGGTCAACTTCATGTAAGTTAACCCTTAACCATGATGAGAGGGATACATTCACAAAGGATGACAACGGGTGGCAGACCAACGCTGAAGGAAAAAGAAGCTGGGAGGTATCCTGTGACGGCATGGTCGCTTTTGATGCTTCCGGGTATGAGTTCGATGAACTTACAGACCTGGTAGTAAACCGCACCCAGGTACATCTTAAAATGATGACCGGAACAAGCGGAGATTCCTATTGGCATGGTGAGGGCTATATTAAGTCTATTGACATGGATGCACCGAATGAGGATAGTGTAACATATTCAGCCTCCTTCGTAGGAACCGGAGTACTCACAAAGGCTGCTCATACCTAAAAAGTTGACTGCCTGTTATTAACGATTTAAAATAAAACGAAATGGCAGTAACAGCGGGAATTATAAACGGGACAGACCTTTGTATATATGCAGCAGGGACGAAAATAGCTTACTCGCAATCCTGTAAATTATCCTTACAGTTAGATATGCGGGATACAACCACGAAAGACAGTTCGGGGTGGAAAACAATACTTCCGGGGCTTCAAAGCTGGACTATGGAAACAAACGGGTTAATTACTTTTGACACGGCCCATAACTACGCTTACCTGATGAACCTTGTATTAAATAAAACATCCATAGCCTTGCTTTTTAAGACTGCAAACGTAGATGATTTTACCTTCGGGGGGAACGCTTACCTTCAGAACGTGAGTATAGATTCTCCAAACCAGGCTAACGCAACCTTTGCTTGTTCTTTTGTAGGCAACGGGCAGTTAACCTTAACCGGGTCAATCCCGGCCTAAATATACAAATATGCAAACAGTAAACATTGGCGGTAAAGAAAGACCTATTAAAATCGGGTTTAATACCCTTGCGGAATTTGGCCGAAGGACTGGGATTACTCTTAGTGAGCTTCAGCATTTGGGGGAAACTTTGACGATAGCCAATACGATTACTTTGATTTGGTGCATACTGAAAGACGGGGCGAGAAAAGAGGGGATAGATTTTACTACTGAGATCGGTGGTAAACAGATGCCTATTGACGAGTTTATTGTGGGGGATTGGCTTGACGAAGACCCTAATATTATAGCTGAGATCATGGACTACTATGGAGAATCCCAGGCCCCGGTCGATGAAGAAAAAAAAAATGTGAAGGCGAACCCACCAAAGAAATAACGTGGGACTATTTGTTAGAGATAGGACTGGGTACGATGGGGATGAACTCCGAAGACTTTTGGGACATGACACCCAGGGAGTTTCATTTCAAGATGGAGGGACATTTCGAGAGAGAGATGTTAAAGGAGAGATTGAACTGGGAGCGTACCCGGTGGGCTGCCTGTTGGATGGTTAACGTACATGGGGACGGAAAGAAGACTATACAGCCCCGTGAACTGGTAGAATTCGACTGGGAGAAGGAAGAAAGAGCAGCGAGAAAACCGATAACACAAGAGGAACTGATCAGAGCAAAGGAGCTGTACGATGGCGATAAGTTTAGCGGTTAAAATATCCGGGAACATTGACCCCCTGCTAAAATCTTTAAGAAAGGCAGAGAGGTCAATGAATAAGTTCTCCCGGCAGATGACACGGACGGGTAAGACGTTAACCACTTCGTTAACTCTACCTATTGCAGGATTAGGATTTTTGGCGGGTAAAACTTTTGCAGACTTCGAGCAGTCAATGGCGAAGGTTAAAGCCGTTTCGGGTGCTACGGGTACGGAGTTCAAAAAGCTGGAGAAACTTGCTTTAGATTTAGGGGCAAGTACACGGTTTACAGCTTCACAGGTAGCAGAACTTCAGTTGAATTATAGTAAACTTGGTTTTATCCCGGCCGAAATACAAAAGATCACAGAGGCAACTCTTGACCTTGCTTTAGCTTCGGGCGAAGACCTGGCTACTTCTGCTACTGTTGCCGGATCGACTTTAAGGGCTTTTGGATTACAGGCCGAAGATATGATTATGGTCACAGATGTAATGGCAAAATCATTTTCATCTTCTGCTTTGGACTTAAATAAGTTCCAGGTTTCAATGAGTTCCGTTGCTCCTGTTGCAAAGGCATTAGGATTATCCTTACAGGAAACTACTGCCATGCTGGGGGTAATGATTAACAATGGTATTGAGGCCTCCACGGCCGGTACTATGTTACGGAATATGATGCTAAAGGCGACAGCTGATGGGTTTACTATGAGTGAGGCTTTTGATGCTATCAATAGTTCGACGGATAAGGCCGGAACTGCTCTGAAGTTTTTCGACAAGAGGGCTGTTGCTTCAGCTATTGTAATCGCTGAAAATAGCACATCCCTACAAGACCTCACAGGGAAACTGGACAACTCGACAGGTGCGGCTTCTGAAATGGCAGACATAATGGACAACACTATGCAGGGGGCGTTATTCAGAATGAAGTCTGCTGTTGAGGGAATGGGTATAGCGTTTGGGGAGGTTCTGGCTCCTATGATAAAATCTGTTGCTAAAGGGGTTTCAGAACTTGCTACATGGTTTAAAGACCTTTCCCCTGCAATGAAAAAGATAATTACTATTGTTGCCGGGGTTGTAGCTGCTATTGGCCCCCTGCTTTTCGTTATAGGTAAAATCCCTGGAATACTTGCTGCTGTTGTCGGGGGCTTTTCAGTCCTCACCGGGGCTTTTATGAAGTTTACTGCTCTGATTGCAGCTAATCCAATAGGTGCTTTAATAACGGTGATCGGTCTGGCTGCTGCTGCTCTTGTCCCTTATATCTTAAAAGTCAGGGAGGCAGCTGAAGAACAATGGAAGCTGGGGGATGCCATTAAAGATACAAGCGAGGCTTTAGGTGAACAGATTTATCAAACTTTAGTGTCTGGAGCTGAATTAGCTACTGATGGGACTGTAAGGTTTATTGGTTCGCTTGACAATTTGAAAGCGAATATTACCAGCCTAACAAGAGGAGAGTTAGAAAGCCTTAAAATGTATCTTCAAAATAAGATACCTGAGGCTACAAGGCAGGCTGCAAACGAAACAGAAGACTGGCTTAAGCAGGAAACGTTAGGAAAACTTGACGGATACAGAACAGCTCTTGATTTAGTTAATCAGGAACTCGGAAAATACAAGAGAGTTATTGAGAAAATTATTTCTCTTGGGGGCGGTGGGGGCGGTATATCTGGACTTTCTCCTACTGTTCCCAGCCAGGCCGGATTCGATGACCAGCCTACTATTACACCGACAAGAACAGGAGGGTTACTGAGGGGATATGATGAATATACTTCACTTTGGCCATTTCAAACCACAGCAGCGGCTAAATACAAAGATACCATTGTAGATATAACCAAGAAGATAAACAAATACCGGGGGGCTTTTGATGCTATTGCTGATAACGTAGGTGGGATTTTTGCCCGTGTCAAAGGGTTCTTTAATAATATAGCTGATTTTGCTATCCAGGCAGCTGGTAAATTCAAAGAGGGATGGAAGGCAGCTGCTGAAGTTGTTCTCCAGGCAATGCAACAGCTTGTTGGAATGATAGGGGATATTCTTAACGAAAGTCACCAAAGGGATTTAGACAGGTTAGAGGAGAAGAAAAATGCAGAGCGGGAACAGATAGAGAACTCCCTGATGTCTGAGGAGCAGAAAGCGCAAGCCCTCTACAAGCTCGATAAAGACACGGAGAAAAAACGAAAAGAGATTTTAAGGGAACAGGCGAAAGATCAGAAGGCGGTATCTATCATTAATGCTATTATCGCTGGGGCTTTAGCTGTGGTTATGGCTTTAGGTTCTGCGCCCGGCCCGGCTGGTATCATAATGGCAGTTATTGTCGGGGCTTTAGCAGCGATTCAAATAGCTATGATAGCCTCCCAGCCCCTTCCGGCACTTGCCGAAGGTGGGTTAGCCTATGCACCTACTATGGCTATGGTAGGGGACAACCCAAATGCACGATTAGACCCGGAAGTAATTGCCCCTTTGAGTAAATTAAAAGC